GCATCATCATCTGCTCAGGTTGTAATCAATCAATATGACAAAGCCGTTCGACTGGTCAACAGTGGAGCCAATATCTGCTATGTGCGCATCAGTGCTGGGGCAGCAACTACGGCAGACATTCCAGTTCGTGCTAACAGCGAAATTATTGTTCGTAAATCAACAGAAGAAACACTCCTGTCTTACATCTCCGCATCTGGCACAACATTGAATGTGGCCACAGGAGAAGGTGGCATTTAATGGCCACCAATGACTCAAGACTTGCTCGCGCTGGCGTAGAGGGCTACAACAAACCCAAACGCACGCCATCGCATCCGACCAAAAGCCACGTAGTTGTGGCCAAGGCTGGAGACGAGGTGAAAACCATTCGCTTTGGTCAGCAAGGAGTCAAAGGTTCGCCAGACGGATCAAAGCGCAATGAAGCATTCAAAGCCAGGCACGCTGAAAACATTGCTAAGGGCAAGATGAGCGCAGCGTACTGGGCTAACAAAGTCAAGTGGTAAGCCATGCAAATCCCAATCCTAAACGGCATCTATGCTGACAACACGCCAGAACTGCGCACCAGCTACCCTGTCAACATGGTGCCGGTTCCCAAGAAGTCTGGCATCAGCAATGGATTCCTGCGCCCAGGAGACGGCATTGTTGCCAACGGTACAGGCCCAGGCATTGACCGCGGTGGCATCAACTGGGATAGCATCTGTTATCGAGTCATGGGCACCAGCCTTGTGTCCGTAGCCAATGATGGCATAGTTACTACCTTAGGAGATGTTGGTGGGACAGAGTCCGAACTGGTGACGTTTGATTACAGCTTCGACCTCCTAGCCATTGCATCCGGTGGGCGCCTGTACTTCTGGGACGCAGTGGCATTAACACTCACGCAGAACACAGACCCAGACTTGGGCGTGGTGCTCGATGTTGTTTGGGTGGACGGCTACTTCATGACCACCGATGGTCAATATTTGATCGTCACCGAGTTGTCAAACCCGTTATCCGTCAACCCGCTGAAATACGGCAGCTCAGAAGCAGACCCAGACCCCGTGGTAGCTTTGCTCAAACTGCGAAACGAGGTCTACGCGCTCAACCGCAACACCATTGAGGTGTTTGACAACGTGGGTGGTGAATTGTTCCCGTTTGCACGCATTGAAGGCGCTCAAATCCAAAAGGGCGTGATCGGCACGCAAGGATGCTGCGTTTTCATCCAGGCAATTGCATTCTTGGGCAGTGGTCGCAACGAGGCACCAGGCATCTACGTGGGCGCAGCAGCTACTACCCAGAAGGTCAGCACGCAGGAAATCGACAACCTACTCCTGAACTACACCGAGTCCGAACTGGTCACCGTCAAGCTCGAGGCACGCAACGACAAAGCGCATCAACACCTCTATGTCCATCTGCCAGACCGAACCATTGTCTATGACGCATCAGCATCCGAGGTGCTTGGCGAACAGGTATGGTTTACTCTTACCACCACCATAGTCGGGTTTGAGCAGTACCGAGCGAGGAATCTTGTCTGGGCCTACGACAAATGGCTGGTTGGTGACCCTCAATCCACCTCCATCGGCTATCTAGTCCAAAGCACCGGCCACCACTGGGGCGAGCAAGTGCGCTGGGAATTTGGCACACTCATCGTCTACAACGAAAGCAACGGCGCAATTTTCAATGAACTTGAGTTGGTCAGTTTGACCGGAAGCGTGGCTTTGGGTACTACCCCGCAAATCAGCACCAGCTACAGTTTAAACGGAAAATCATGGAGCCAAGACCGTAGCATCAGCGTGGGCACCATAGGCAGCAACAAACGCCTTGCTTGGTTCCAGCAGGGGCATATGCGCAACTGGCGCATTCAGCGTTTCCGTGGCGATAGCGATGCGCACGTGTCATTCATTAGGCTTGAAGCCCAGATCGAAGCATTGGCGTTCTGATGGCCACAGCACCCGTCTCTCGCAAGCTCAACCTGACGCGAGATCAACTCGCTAATTTTCTGAGCGACCAACAGCAGATCAAGCAATTTGAAATGTTGTTTTCTGCCGTGGATGAACTTCAGGTAATCGTTGGAACCGACTTTGAGTACCAGGCAGACACAGCAGCAGCAAATGCCAACAATGCTTTGGCCCAGATCAGTGCGCTGGCGCAAGATACCTCAGTCAATGACGCTGCTCTGAATGCCAAAGTACAGCAGGCCCTGGATGCTATCCCTGGACTGGCGCAAGCACTTGAATTACTGGCCTTGGCTCCAAGACAAGAGATTGGAACCATTGCATCTCAAAATTCTGACAATGTGAACATTACGGGTGGATTGATCTCCGGCCTTGATGCCCCTTTGCCAATTGCAAGTGGAGGAACAAACGGTACGTCTGTCCCTACTGCTGGCGCTGTTCCCTACGGAACCGGCACGGCCTATGGGTTTACTGCCGCAGGTACAGCAGGACAAGTGCTTACCAGTAATGGCGCAGGAGTGCCTACATGGACGACCAATGCCGGTGGTGATGTCACAGGCCCAGCCTCCTCCACAGACAACGCCATTGCGCGGTTTGATGGCACTACGGGCAAGCTGATTCAAAACTCCGTCACCACTATTGATGACACGGGCAACGCCAGCGGAATCCTCTCCCAGCAGTTTAGCAATGGTTCTGCTGTCACCTTGGCCGCAGGGAAGTTTTGGTACGACGGTTCTACTGGCGCATGGAACATGGGAATGGGTAATGGCAACATCACCCAGCAAGTTGGCGAGGAAATATTTGTTTATGGCAAAGCGTCTGCGGCCATTACGGATTCGCCCCTCCAAATTGTTTACCACACTGGTGTTGTAGGGGCCAGCGGTGTCATTAAGTTTGCACCTACGATTGCAGGCATTACAGATGTCAATTCAATTGTTGGTGTAGCCACCGAATCTTTGGCCCTTAATGATTTTGGACGGGTTACAGCTTTTGGCGTGGTGCGCGGCATCACAACCAACGGAACGGCTTTTGGTGAAACTTGGGCTGATGACGACCCCATTTGGTACAACCCCGTAACGGGCAACCCTACAAACGTCAAACCTGTTGCACCTTATGTCAAAATACAAGTTGGCTTAGTCATTAAAGCAGGAGCCGGTGGCTCTGGGTCTTTTCAAGTTGAGATTAACCGTGGCTCTGCTCTTGGCGGTACGGACTCAAATGTCCAGCTAGGAACTTTGGCTAACAAAGATTTACTGGCTTACAGTACCTCATTGGGCTACTGGACAAACAGTTCGTTTTCTACGTTGGGTTTGGGTTCAGTCACCAGCGTTAGCTTCACGGGTGGGTTGATTACCGTTGCCACGCAGACGACCACACCGGCTTTGACAGTAGCTGGAACCAGCGGCGGTCTTGTCTACTTCTCAAGTGCATCAACCTGGGCATCCTCTGCTTTATTGACCCAGTACGGCGTTGTCTATGGCGGTGGGGCTGGTGCTGCGCCTGTGGCTACGGCAGCAGGTACTACGGGCCAGGTGTTGACGGCAACCACGGGCGGCGCACCTACTTGGGCCAACCCAGCTACTAGCGGAACGGTAACCAGCGTATCAGTTGTCTCGGCTAACGGTTTTGCTGGAACCGTGGCTACGGCCACCACCACGCCAGCAATTACTTTGACAACCAGCATTACCGGCGTTATCAAAGGCAACGGCACGGCTATCTCTGCTGCGGTAGCAAATACCGATTACCAAGGCGTTGCTGCGCCGGTCACTAAGACGGCAAACTTTACGGTTGCCAATGGAGAAATTTGGTACATCAATAACAAAACTGGCTCGACCTGCACGGTAACATTGCCTGCGGCGTCAAGTTGGTCTGGCCGACAATTGTCGTTCAAGAATATGCAAGCCCAGACACTTGTCTCGGCGTCTAGCAATGTTGTGCCAATTGACAGCACCAGCGCAGGAACAGCGATTTTGCTTGGCGTGGTTGGCAATTGGGCGACAATGGTATCAGACGGAACAAATTGGGTAATCATGCAATCCGCACCAAACAACATTCTTCTCCTGGAGTAAATTATGACCGTATCAATCAAAGTGCTGATACCAGCAAAGCAGGCTGAGAACGCCCAGACCACGCAATACACCGCCACCAACTGCAAGGCGCTGATCGACAAGTTCACGGCTACCAATACCACGGCAGGCAACGTGACAATCAGCGTCAACCTGGTGACTGGTGGCGGCAGTGTTGCCACATCTAACCTGATTGTTGACACTCGCAGCATTGCACCCGATGAGACCTACACTTTCCCCGAGTTGGTCGGCCAGGCGCTCGAGTCCAGCGGTTTCATCTCAACCATTGCAAGCGCAGCCACATCACTCACCATCCGAGCATCAGGCCGAGAAATCACTTAATCAAGGAGAACAGCATGGACAAATTCATGATGATGCCCAAGGGCTTTATGGGCCTTCCGATGGAAGAAGAATTCATCACCGCAGCCGAAAACAAGAAGAACACCCAGACCGTCATTGACGACTGGATGCTTGGCCCTGAGAAGCCTAGCAACGAGCCAACAGCCAACAAGGTCTACTGGGTTACTGTGGGAAAGGCCATGCAAGTGGACGAGAAAGAGGCCCGTCGTCGGCGTTGCTCAAACTGCGAGTATTACGACAACAGCACCATGACCCAAGCCAAGATGGAGCGCATCCCCCGCAATGAATGGGACATTGAAGCCGGTTTCCGTGGCTATTGCGACAAATTCGACTTCATCTGCCACGACCTGCGCCTCTGCCAGGCATGGGAAGAGCGCGAATGCGAGATGGATTGACGAAATGCTGAAATATGGGACAATCAAGTCGCTGAGAACAAATGCTACCAGCGGCATCCAAGAAATTGAGGTGTTGACATGGGATTATTAAGCACACTTGGAGGGATAGCTGGCTCGTATTTTGGTGGGCCAGTAGGCGGCGTTATTGGTTCAGCACTTGGTGGCTCAATCGAAGGGTCGCAGTCCGTAGGCCAAGCATCTGACGTACAGCAGCAAGCAGCCCAAGGCGGCATTGACGAGCAGCGCCGTCAATTTGATGAGATCACCAAGCTACTTTCTCCTTACACGCAAGCAGGAACAACAGCAATTTCAGGCCTGCAACCCTATGCAGCAGCAGGAGCACCAGCACTTGAGCAGCAACAGGCCTTGCTCGGCCTTCGTGGGCCAGATGCAGAGCGTGCAGCTATTCAACGCATTCAAGGCGGCGAGACATACAAAGCACTTGCAAGCCAGGGAGAGGAAGCATTGTTGCAGCGTGCATCGGCCACTGGTGGCCTGCGTGGTGGAAACATCCAGGCCGCACTTGGCCAATTCCGTCCACAGCTCCTGTCCAGCCTAATCGAGCAGCAATATGGCCGTCTCGGTGGAATTACCGCACTCGGTGAAGGAACCACGCAGAACATTGCCAACATAGGCCAGGCCTCAGCAGCTCGCCAAGCCGCATTTAATCAGCAAACAGGTGCAAACGTCTCTACCCTATTAGGCCAACAAGGAGCAGCGCAAGCTGGTGGCATTCTTGGCGAGCAAAGCGCATTGACTGGTGGAATCAATCAAGCGTTTGGCGCAATTCAAGGTGCCGGTGGATTCGGAAAAGTGTTTGGTGGAGGAGGTGGAACATTTCAAGACGTTGGTGGCCAAGGCGCAGCGACTAACGCCGCATTACGCGAATATGGGATTTTCTAATGGAACCAATTAACTATCTCCAACAAGTTGCAGACCCATTTGCTCAGGCCTTGCAGGGTTATAAACTCGGCGCAGGCATAGTAGATGTGGAAGCAAAACGTGCTCAAGCCGAGCAGCAACAACAGCAATTGCAACTGGCTATGCAAGAGCAGGCTCGTTTTTTTGCAAAGCCAAACCCAACCATGCGCGATGCTTTGCAATTTGCAGCAGTCTTGCCGAAAGACCGCGCCGATGCTTTACGCCCGTATATTGAGAACTTCAGCAAAGAGCAACAGCAAAACGTCTTAAAAGCAAATGGCCAGATTCTTTCTGCGTTGCAAGTCAATCCAGAAACCGGCATCAAAATGCTCAAGGATTACGCTACGGCACAACGTAACGGAGGAGACGAGGAAGAGGCTTCTCTGTATGACCGTTTGGCCGAGGCAGCATCAGACCCAGCAAAAGGCCCAGCAATGGCCTTCAAGTCTCTGGTGACGGTTACCTCCCGCATCCCTGGTGCAAAGGAGATGTTTGAAACCATCGACAAGGCAACGACTACCGCACAAGGCGAAGCCGAAGCGCCAGCAAAGTTGCGCCAGGAACTTGCTAAAGCAAGCGAGGCAGAAACCAAGGCTCGTGTTGCACTTGGGACAGCAATGGGTGATATTGCAACAGCGGATGCAAAGCGCAAATATGAAGAAGCTAAGGCTGAAAGAGAAGCAGTGCAAGCTGAATTTGAACGGGCTAACCAAGTTCTGGGTGTGCAACAAAAAGGCGCTACTCTTCGCAAGACTGAAAACGACATTGTTATTGATAAAGAGAACGCTCGCATTGCAGCACTTAACGCAGCACAAGCTAAAGAAACAAATGTACTTCGGCGAGAAGAGTTACAACAAAAAATTGATGATGCAAAAGAAAAGCGAGACACTGCAACTAGAGATCAACAAGCAACGCTTGTTAGTCAATCAACAGACATTGATAACTTCATCAATACCGCTGAAAGAATTAAGCAGACACCAAAAAATATAATCGAAGCCGCAACAGGGCCAATAGCATCAAGATTGATAACTACCAATCAGGATGTTTCCGACTTTGAGTCATTGGTTGAAACTCTCGGGTCGCAAGCATTTATTACGCAGATACCAAAAATTAAAGGCACTGGCGCACTTTCTGAAAACGAAGGCAATAAATTGCAAGCATCTTTGCAAAACTTGACTTTGAAACAATCTCCAGCCAGACTTATTGAAAACGTCAATGAAGCAGTGCGATTGATGGAAAAAGCTAGAGCTAATATTGCAGCTCGTTCAGGATTGTCTGCTGTTCCAAGTGATGTTCCAGCTAGAGAATTGAACGTAACAGTAGGCGGCGTTACGTATAATTTTCCAACAAAGGCTGCTGCTGATACTTTTAGAAATTCTGATGCTTATAAAAAAGCCGCAGGGATTAAATAATGGCAACAGAACTTGAAGCACTAGCAAAGCAATTAGGCGGTACAGTTGAGACTGCTTCTGAACCTTTTCGCGTGGAAGTAAGTGGTGTTCCAATTTATGCTGAAAGTTTTAATGCAAACACTGTTACACCGCCAGAAGGTTTCAAATTATTATCAATAGACCTAATAGATTCAAAACCAACAGGCTCTTATTATGACAATACTTTAAATGCTTGGTTAGCTCCAATAGGTCAAGCAAGTCAAGCCGTACAACCTGCCAAAACAGAAGACCTTGCTGCACTTGCGGCTCAATTAGGCGGTACTGTTGCAGTTCCAGCCACAACAGCCACCGGCCTTGCTGGTGCAGCCACTAGAGGTTTAGCATTACCGGCTGCTGGGGCACTTGCTGGCGCTG